TTAAATTAGGTAATTGGTATCATAATCAAAGAGAAGATGGTTTGTTAGAATTCAATACAATAGAAAGAGAAGGTATAGAAGTACCTATAATAAAACCAATTATTGATGCAAATGGTATTAAAATAGCACCAGAACAAAAATTAAAAGACGGAGTTTATCCTGAACATTTTGCTTATTTAAAGTCTGCAGCTATATGTGGTCAAGCTGATTTAGTAACTATTGTAAATGGTAAAGTAAATATTACAGACTATAAAACTAACAAAGAAATTAAAGAAAAAGGATTTACTAATTGGGAAGGTATAACATCAAAAATGTACAAACCTGTATCACACTTAGATGACTGTAATATCAATCATTATAACTTACAATTGAGTATTTATATGTATATTATATTAAAGCATAACCCTAAACTTAAACCTGGTAAGTTAGTAATACAGCATGTATCATTTAAGAAAGAAGGAGAGAATGCTCATGGTTACCCTATTACTAAGTATGATGATCAAGGAGAACCTATAATAAATGAAATTAAAATATATGATCTACCTTACATGAAAGAAGAAGTTAGATCATTAATAATGTGGCTAAAAGACAAAAAATAATATGGCAAAATTTAAACAATTAGACGTTCTAAAATTAGCAGATAATGAAGATCCAGATAATGGTCAATGTTTCAACTATGATGGAGAACCAGTAAATATTGGTTCTAATACAGCAGTTCCAGCAGGTACTTCTGATCCTGCAAGTGCAATGGGTTATTGTACTAATGCTGGTTACCAATGGGAAGGAGTTCAAGCTGTTGACTTAAATGATTCTAGACCTACAACTATAGATTTAGAAAAAATAGCAAGTTTTTCTGCTTTTTTAAATCCTGATACTGGTAATGATGATGTTACTAAAACTGAAGTAACTATGGAATCAAATCAAACATATGTAATTAATGAAACATTAGAAAACTTTATGAAACTAATGGCTACAGCTGTATAATATGTTAGTAAAGTTATTTGACATATCAAACGGAAAAGTAGTACCTTCAGAACACTGCTATACTTTAAATTTTTTAAAAGCAATTATGGATAAATATCCTGACACACATTTAGATGTGTACATGTATTTATTTTATATGACATGTCCTGACCCAGATCTAAATCCTTTTTTTAATGTACCAGAAGTAGACAAAGAAGAAATTATATTAGATGAAATTAATATGGAAGAATCTTTAGAGTGCTCTAAAATAAGATACGCTCTAGATAAATGTGCTGAATTATATGAAACACCTACTTTTAGAGCATATAAAGGTATCAAGTCTATGATAGACAAATTAGCTAAATACATGGAAAGCACACAAATTGAACACGGAAGAGATGGTAATATAAATTCATTAGTAAGTGCAGCTAAAAACTTTGACGCTATTAGACAATCATTTAAAGGAGCATATAAAGACATGAAGGAAGAACAATCAACTTCCGTGCGTGGAGGTCAAGGATTAGCTTATGATCAATTATAAAACAATTCCTACCTGGAATGAAGGAGTTTGGGAAGAAACTGTATTTGAGCAGATAGATGACTTTAGACAATTTATAGAAGATATATTTAAAGAACCTGGTCTATATGAATTTGATGAAACAGCATATGTATTTAATGAAGAAGCAACTAGATTTAATAAACTAGGATTCTATTGTGATAAACCAATGAGATCAAAAGATTTCATGAAGTATTGGGAAGATCAAAAAAATAAATGTAGAGAAGGTGTAATATACAAAAATAAAGGTAAGACATGGTATCTCACTAGAGATTACTATATGTGGTTAAATTTTTTACCTATTTTTGATAAAGAAGAAAAAGCATACGGATTTGCTAAAGTAAGAGATGCTCAGTATCATATGGCTCTATATGAAATAATGGCTGAGATAAACTACAAACATGTTGCTATTCTTAAAAAAAGACAGATAGCATCTTCTTATTTTCATATGGGTAAACTAATCAATATGTATTGGTTTGAAGAAGGTGCTACATTAAAAATTGGAGCAGCCCTAAAAGATTATATAAATGATAAAGGTTCATGGAAGTTTTTAGATGAATATAAAACTTTTCTGAATGAACACACTGCTTGGTACAGACCATCTAATCCTGGTAAAGTATTGTTATGGGAACAAAAAATTGAAGTAACAATTAATACAAGGAAAACACAAAAAGGTTTAAGATCAAAAATACAAGGAGCTTCTTTTGAAAAAAATGCTACTGCAGGGGTAGGGGGTCCGTGTACATACTTCTTTCATGAAGAGGCTGGTATTGCTCCTAAAATGGATCAAACATACGAATACTTACGTCCTGCAATGTCTTCAGGTATGATGACAACAGGTCAATTTATTGCTGCAGGATCTGTGGGTGATTTAGATCATTGTAAACCATTAAAAATGTTTATACTTAATCCAGAAGCTAATGGTATATTAGGTGTAGAAACAAATCTTATGGATGATAAAGGTACAGTTGGAGTAGCAGGTTTATTTATACCAGAACAATGGTCTATGCCTCCATACATAGATCAATATGGTAACTCTAATATTGAAGGTGCTCTTAAATCTATAAAACGTGAAAGAGAGCAATGGAAAAGAGATTTAGAAGCAGAAGCATTTCAGTTAAGAGTATCTCAGAAACCTATAGACATAGCAGAAGCTTTTGCATATAGAAAAGAATCAATATTTCCTCAAGGCTTTTTATCTAGACAAATGAAAAGAATTGAAGATAAAGAATATTCATATGAACTGCTTGCTTTAGAATTTGATGGTAATAAAATATTACCTAAAAGAACTAAAAAATTACCTATTAATGAATTTCCTGTAAACAAAAAGAGAGAAGATAAAACAGGAGCTTTGGTAGTTTGGGAAAGACCTATTAATGATCCACCTTTTGGTACATACTACGCATCTATTGACCCTGTGTCAGAAGGTAAAACTACTACAA